CAATAATATTAAAAGTCATCTTTGTGAAGTACAGCTTTCAATAGCTGATCAGGATGAGCGAAACATGCATTATATTGGGTTTGAAAACAAGAAGGAATGGGAACCAGATGAGATACTTACTCACTGTGTTGTAGTTACTGACACAGAAATTCCTATGATTGTTGATTTATCAATTGCTCATCATCTACCTAAGGGTATGTGGGCTGTAGTGGAAAGAGCTCACAATTATGGTGATAAAGTACTTAGTACATTTAAATACAAAAATACAAGTTTTATTTACCAGGAAAAGGAAGGATTCCCTAATCTTCCTCGCTACCATCAAGCCAGTATTCTTGATCGGATCTCCATGGATAATAGGATCAATGAACAAATTAATAAAATTAAAACTCTAAATTATATTGGTATTGGATTGAGTATCTTTGCGGTACTAAATGTAATTGGTAAAATGTTTATCGATGGGTATGAATAATGGGCGAATGGATGAAACGACTTATCGAAAAGCATACTTGTTTCTTCTGCAAGGAAACTGCGGATCGTAAGGACTGTTTTACTATAAATATGGATACACTGGAGGGAAAACATAAGGTCAACATATGCCCAAAGTGTGCTAATGAATTTGACGATATTATGAAGGAATTGGAGATTGTAATTGAAGAACGAAATAACACCATTTGATTTTATTAAGGCGGCATCCGAGACTAAACAGGACCTTATTCACGAAAGTGAAAATCCCGATCTCATCGAAAAACAGTATACGCCATATATTGTAAACCGTGGGTTTGCAAACTTTAATGATACTGTTTTGCATGCTAATGAAATGAACATGCGGTCCCATCTTTTTTCAGATGCTCAATTCCAATACTATCGCGCGGCCCTGCGCAAACGTAAACGCTGGTCCAAATGGCACAAAGCAGATAAGAATAAAGATCTTGATGCAATCCAGAATGTATATTCGTGTAATCGAACAGTTGCTAAACTTTATTTAAAGGCTCTATCTCCAGAGCAACTTGCCACTGTTCATGAAAAATTAGTAACTGGAGGTACTTCGAAATGATATATCCTACAGTTTGTCGCCAATAATAACTATAATAAAAAAGGTGAAAATATTATGCAAGAGGAAGATATTTTTAAGGGTGTAGGTGTAGAAGTAAGGCTACCAACTCAAGATAGTTTTTTAAAAATTAAAGAAACGCTAACAAGAATTGGAATTTCGTCTCGGAAGGAACGTAAACTTTACCAGTCGTGTCACATTCTACACAAAAAAGGTAGATATGCAATTCTCCATTTTAAAGAATTATTCATTCTGGATGGTAAACAAAATACGTTTACGGATGAGGATAGAGCCCGAAGAAATACGATTGTGAATCTTTTGGATGAATGGGATCTACTAGAGCTGGTGGACCCAAAATCAACTGAAGATCCAGTCGCACCACTCAATCAAATTAAAATTATTTCTTTTAAAGAGAAAAACAACTGGGACCTTGAAGTCAAATACAATATTGGGAAAAAATAAATTATGTTGAAAATCTATGTTATGAATGAAAATGCGGAAATGCCCTCCTTTGCTACGGAGGGCTCTGCATGTTTTGATATTAAAGCATGTATCCAACTCGGTACAGAGGTCACATCCTATAACACATGGAATAAAAAAACAAAGGTTATTCCTAAAGTTATTGCAGGTGTTCCGTCAATTCAGATCACTCCAGGAGACCGAGTATTGGTTCCGACTGGTCTAATTTTTGACATCCCAGAAAAACATGTTTTAAAACTGTATAATAGGTCGAGCACAGGTTTGAAAAAAGGCCTGATGCTTCCTAATAGTGTCGGCATTATTGATAGTGATTATGTAGAGCAATCGTTTATAATGCTACAAAATATGTCTGAAAGTCTTGTCGTAATCCAACACGGTGAGCGACTTGCACAGGCAATGTTGGAACCAGTATATGATTATTCATTGATGGTTTCTGAGGAAAAACCTCAACAAAAAACGTCGAGAGACGGAGGCTTCGGTAGTACCGGAGATAAATAAATGTGGTCCTAGGGGTTGACATTGTCAATCCTAGGTACTATATTAACTAAAGGAACGCCTTACGGGTTCCGCTTCAAAATAATCTTGCTTAATTAAAAAGGAGATAGCAAAATGAATACACGTAGACTAACTACAGAACTTCTGAACGATCCGTTCTTTATTGGCTTTGACCGCGTACTTGATCGAATGAGAGACGCAACACCAGGCCAAACAAATTACCCTCCCTATAACATCGTAAAAGTTGACGAAGACAACTATGCCATTGAGTTGGCTGTCGCTGGGTTCAACAAGAATGAGCTCACTATTGAGCTTAAAGAAGGTGTTCTCTATATTGAGGGCAAAAAGAGCCATGATGATGTTGACGAATCAACTCAATATCTTCATAAAGGTATTTCGGCTCGTTCGTTCCGTCGCAGCTTCACACTTTCTGATACGATCGTTGTGAGAGGTGCCGACTTTAATGATGGTATTTTGAAGATTAATCTTGAAAATGTAATCCCTGAGGAAAAGAAACCTAGGGTCATTGAAATCGGTGGTGGTTCAACATTTGATCAAGAACTACTAACCGAATAAATTTTATTATTATGAAGAACAGTAGGAGGTCGTTCAGGCCTCCTATTTTATTTCACAACACACAGGAGACAAATATGAAAAACCTATGCGTACCAAATGTTACTTTTAAAACACGAGTTCGTGATGACAGTATTGATGGACCAAATCCTTACCGTTGGCAGGATGTAACAAGCAAAGACTATTTTGATGGTAAAAGAGTCCTAGTATTTTCACTTCCAGGTGCATTTACACCAACATGTTCCACATATCAAGTTCCAGGCTTTGAAGAAAACTATAACAAGATTCGTGATCTTGGTATTGATGAAATTTACTGTGTATCAGTAAACGATTCGTTTGTAATGAATAAGTGGGCAAAGGATCAATGTGTCGAGCGCATTAAAATGATCCCAGATGGTAATGGCCAATTCACTCGTCAAATGGGAATGCTTGTCGAAAAGGAAAATCTTGGTTTCGGTACTCGTTCTTGGCGTTATGCGATGGTTGTCAATAACGGTGTCGTAGAAGCTTGGTTTGAAGAACCAGGTCGCCGTGATAATGCTGACGATGATCCATATGGTGTCACATCACCAGAAAATGTTCTTGAGTATTTGGAAAATCAAAGCACAACTTCTGAGAGGGAATTAGAGGTAGCTTAATTTGTCTACATATTCGGAATCCGAATACCAGGTTTATTGATAATGTATACCTTAGTTGACACCTTGCTGTATAAATAATTTCGTAAAAGGGTTAAACCAAAGTATTATACTTTGGACCGGATCACATCATATCATATCATACACAAGGAGTAAAACGAAATGACTATTTCAACAATAGCGGGTGTCAACTTCCCCGTGTTCAATATACCATCTTTTTTCTCTCGTCTTGCCATTAAATATAAAGCATGGGTAGCAGCAAAAGCAACGGTCAAAGAATTATCCTCACTATCTGACAGAGAACTGGCAGACATTGGACTTCATCGTGGTGCAATTAAAGGTATTGCTCAGGAACATTATGATGAAATTGTTACCAATGCTAATCTAAAGGGGTGGGTGTAATGGCTGTAGCATATAGACAACCCACTTTTAAAAATCCATTTCCAGGAATGTTTAAGCGCATTTTTACAGGAATGATTAATGCATGTGAACACGCTGGTCGTTCTCGTGCTGCTTCCGAACTTGCCAAAATGGGAAGATACGAAGACGCAAAAAGAATTATGCTGGAGGCAAACCGTGACTGATCAAATTAAAGCTATTTTTAATGCTGCAATTTTGGTGTCAATAATTTTTGGAACACTTGTGGCATTTATTGGATTGTCACTTACACAATACACAATTTAATTGTTGACTTATAAATAAAATAGTGATATATTATAATCACGCCAACACACAACACAGGAGGAAGATGATGATGGCCAATAAAAATCCGTTTGAAATTCGTGCAGAAATGCTCACACTAGCAAAAGACTACATGGATCAGCAATATTATATGAATAAAGAATTTGCTGAGAAGATGTTCGAAGCTGGACAGAAAACAATGGAAGAAGTGCAAGAGGCTTGCAAAATGTATTCCGTTGAGGATCTAATGGAAAAGGCAAAGGAAATGTATTCCTTTGTGTCCAAAAAAGACTAAAACTGAGGGACCTTCGGGTCCCTTTTTAGTTTACACCACCTGGTAACATAGGACCAGAGCTACCACCAGCCGTATTTAGTAATGTAGTATTTTGCATTACACTACCACCCTGGAAAACATTTGAAACTGTAGG